ACTGTATGATCTGGGAGTTTAAATTTTTGTAATTTTTCAATCCATGCAGTAGGATGTAATAAACTTAGATTAGTAGATTCATAATCGCAATTTATATTTAAAAATATAAAATATTTAACATTTAAAAAAATAACATTTAAAATACTATCAATATCACAGTGATTTTGTTTTTCTAAAAAGCAATTTATAATAGCATGATCATAACTTTTTTTAGTAAAATTTATGTCATTAAATTTGTAAATATTATTAGCTATAATTTTTTCTTTTGGTTCAATTCCTAAATATAAAAATTGATGATCATGCATTTTGTTAGTGATGATATGTTCATTAACAATATTTTCAATCATTATAAACATCCGTAGGATCAAAATCTAGAAAATAATTTTCAGAAACAAATGGATATTTTTTTAAAACACCAATCATAACTGATATTTCTCTACCGTGAGCTTCGATTTCCCAAGGTTGATCATAATAAGTAGATTCATCTAAAATACTCATCAATTTCTTATGCCAATATACTTTACCGTTTTTTCGAAGAGAATAACGCATTTCACCTTTGGCCAATTGTTTAACGTGAATTAATTCATGCGAAAGAGTCCTGAAAAAGTTTTTTAAACTTTGGCTTGTATCTATTCTAATAACGAATTCTCTAGGAATAGGAGAATCATCTTCATAGTGTTGTGCGCAATCTGCTAAAATATCTTCTTCAAACCTTAGATTTTTTTTACCAATAACCCTAACACTAATCTTATTTTTTAATCGTGGCAAATATTTGTTAATAACGTATTCCACGCAAGCTCTACTAACGTGTCTTTGAGGCAGTGATAATTTATTGTAGTAGAAATTACGCATACTATAATCCATTCAAATAAAAATAGTATTCTACCATATAACTTATAGCTTGTACATAGCACATAAGTTATTGATATTATGCTACTTTTTTACCTATATTATATTTAGTTACCAACTCCCAGTCAACTTTTTCTTTGTGAGAAATTATTTTAATCTGGTTCATTGGAATTTTCTCGTCAGTCTTTTGCTTGTCAACGATTTTTAATAGACTCCAATCTTCAAGTAATTGCGCAATAGTATTTCTTCGAGCTTTATCTTCTTCTGAAAAGTTTGTATTTTTACCATCTAAAGCAAATAACTCTTTAAAATGAACAATATAATATTTTCCACGCTTATGAAGAATATGACACGATTGGTATAATTTTTTTTCTTTTGGAGATGAGATACCTATACGACTTAAAGTTTCTCTAATCTTCAAAAAATCATCTTCTTTTAATAGAGAAATTTCAACTAGGCTATCAATAACATTCATAGTCCACCCTTTTCTAATTTTTCTTTTATTTTTAATAATTCAATTTTAGGGAATAAGGACAGGACCTTTAAAGCTTTACTATGGCTATATCCATAATATTCTTGAATAAGCTCAATATCACTATCATTTTCCTTTTTGAACCATTTGGAAAATCTTTTCCTTGGTCTGACTATATTTATATAATAATCGTATTGAAGCTTATTTTCTAATTGATTATGAATATTCATTTCATTAGATAATGCAACCGTATCTTGAAAATAAGATAATCCGCGATTAATTAAAAATGCTTTATATTCATTCTCACATTCTTCATCCATCAAATATTCTTTAGTAGTATTGATAGAATTTAAAAAATCAAATGGATTCATATTAATAGTTGTCTTGGTGCTTTAGAAAAATTATAATTGAATGTTATTCTTCTTTCTGTATTTGTCGAATAATTATGCCACGTAACTTTTTGTTGTTGTTTAAATATAAACATTCTATTTGGTTTCCACTCAATTGTTTTTACTTTTCTCATTCTACCCCCCGCAACCATCCGGTATAAATGGGTGCCCATAGATTTTTTTGGAGAAAAATATAATACGCAAGACAATGCTTTATGAGCTGGATCACAATGTATATCATAATTTTGATAATCTCTACAATCTGAATACATTAAATTACATTGTGCATATTTGCCTTTTAATTTAAATTCATCTTCTAAAGGCTGGATATATTTTGTAAGAATACTAGCAACTTCAAGTTGTTCACTATTTGGAAAACTAGTACGTTCCAATTTCATTGGAACACCACGCTCTTCTATTTCTTTCTCAAAATCACCTTGCTTAAATACTCTACCAGCACTAATATAATTAAGTGGTATGCTATAATTCTTACGTATATCCCAATACGCAGAAGGAATATATTCGTGTAACCAATCCCAATCTTCTATAATTTCTTCTATTTGAAGAAAATCTTCTTGGCTTAAAAAATTATCAATGATATAATGTGGCCAAGGATCATTAAATTTCTGTATTTCCATTCGCAGCACTAACCCTATTTTCTACTATTTCTAAAAGTTTTTCGCATTTACTACATACAGGCAGTTCAAGTATTTCACCGCCTTCTATTTTTAATTGTATATGCGCAGGATCATCGTCTAAATATTCTCCACAAGAAGAAGAATAAAAAGTACATTTTTCTTTATTAAACTCGATCATTTAAATTCACAATTCGCCATTATTTCTGTTAAACACGCTGTAATATTAATTTCATGATCAGCAACAAAAGCTGATTTATATTGATAATCTGCTAGTATTAATACTAAATGCGGAATGCTTGCATTTGTAATATATTTATTACAATGATCATATAAATTTCTAAAAAGTTCTGCAGAATCAATGTCAGTATTTTGTGAAACCCATTTACGAACTTCAGTAAAATTCTTTTCTTTAATAGAATTCATTAAAGTATTTAATGTTACTTCTTTTAAATTAGAAAGAATGCCATTATCAATTTTACCTGTGGCGGCGTATCTTTGTAATTCGTTTAAAATTCTTCTATTATCAGGAAAGTATTTTGTAACATGTTCTGCTACAACATTTTTATCAAATTCAACGCCTTCTTGAGTTAAGATATTACATACTCGCTTCCACATTTCTGAAGCATATGTAGCTACATTTTCTTTATCAACTTTAAAATCAATAACACTACAACGAGAGTGTAATGGTTGAATAATTCTATTTTTAAAATTACAAGTAAGAATAAACCCACAATTTTTAGAATACTCTTCCATAAAATTACGAAGAGCTGGTTGAGTAGAATTGGGATTAAGATAATCTGCTTCATCTAAAATAACATATTTTCTTCCGCCGCTAAAAGAAACAGAAGAAGCAAATTGTTGTATATCATTACGAAGCGTATCAATATTGCCATTCATAGATCCATTGATTATAATATAATCACAATCTAATTCTTCAAGCATTGCTCTTGCTACAGTAGTTTTACCTACGCCAGCAGAGCCAGTTAAAATTAAATTTGGAACGTTTCCATTATCTACATATTTTTGGAAACACAATTTGAGAGAAGGAGATAGTATTGTATCTTGTATAGTGCGCGGCCGATACTTTTCTACCCAGAGAAAATCATCTTGCATAAATCACTCCAACATAATAAAATAAATATAGTGTACGGCCCCTGCCCTGCGCCATTTTGTACACCACGGAAAGCTGCCCGACAATCCGTCCCTTTTAACTGTTTATTCGAAAGTAGAATGACTTTCAATAGAGATCCAATATTCTAAATCTTTAGATTTAAAATTTGCCATTCCTCGAGTACTAATCTTAACATGATAATTGTCATTCATAATTTTAAGATTTTCTGATTTAAAGACCGCAGTAAATTTTTTATCAGTAGTACCTACATCAATATCGAAACTATCTGCGCTGGGATTTTTTGAATCAGTAGCTCTTAAAATAATTTTACCATTTTCATTAGTAATAATTAAATCTGGGAAAGACATTACACCAAGTGCTTTTACAATTTCTGAAAATGACTCTTGTGTTAAATCAAATTCAACTGCAATATCGCCAAGATTTAATTCTTTACTTGGAGGTAAAACTAATGTTTCTGGGTTAGCAAACATGTAACTAACTTTACGTCCAGGAGAAACAATGTTTATTAGCTTTTCTTTTAATTCAAAGACGGGCTTTTCAAATAAAGAAATAACACCAAGGAATCTTGAAAGATTATATATTGCAAATGTAGATTCAATATTATCTTCAAGATTTGCCGATGCCATAATAGTTTTATTTGGTGAAATAGTTTTCAACGTATTCCCTTCTTTAAATTGAATAGATGGGTTAATAGTAGAAAAGTTTTTCAATACACTTAAGGTTCTAGAACCAAATTCCATAATATAGTCTCCAATTATTGGGCTTTCTTTTTGGCTACGATTGCGGGATCAGCGGTTGGTGCCGCGCCGGCTGCAGCCAAGTGCCCGAGCGACCCACCAAATATATAAGACCCAACGTGTTTTAAATGCATCCAAGGGCACATCCAAACTTTGAGTCCGATTTTTTGTACATTATAACAAAACATATAATCTTCAGATAAGTATCTTTTTGTTTCAGGATCAATAATACAATCAAAATAAGCCATGATTTCTGTAGTACCATCAAAGTGTTCTGTTCTTACATGATCTGGTTTATATGATAATTTAGGAAAAGCTTCTTTATATTTTGCAAAAGTATTTCTACGAATCATCATAAAACCGGTACCACCTTCACGAACTTCACACGGTTCACCAATCTTGATACTTTCAGTTTCTTTTTTTGGATTAAAAACATAATCACCAACAAAATTTTCTAATTCATTAGGATTATCTTTTGCAAAACCAGCATTAACAGCCTGTACAATCTTTTCCCATGCAATAGTTTTCTTAGGATATGGTCCACATAAAACGTCATATTCATTATCACCATCATTGCTTATAGACATAGCAAGTAATGCTAATACGTCATTAGCATCAAATCCAATATCACTATCGATAAACATTAAGTGCGTACATTCTGATCTTAAGAATTCATCTACACAATAATTACGTGCTCGTGTAATAAGTGACTCATTAAACAAAAAATAAAATGATAATGGAATTCCATGGTTTTGACACGTCGCAGTTAAATTAGCAATTGATCTTGCAAATAAACCAGAACATTGTCCACCATACATTGGTGCTGCTAGCATAATACTATGCTTTCTTAATTGTTCAACTGGTACATTAAGTTCCATAAAAGATCCTCATTAATATGTAACATATTCTACCATAAAATATAGAATTTGTACACTGGTTATTCAAAAAAAGATTCAAGGCTAGATCTATTTTCATCCCAAATCTCATGTTGTTTTTTATAATTAGTTTGGAAAACATTAGTGGCATCAATCCATTCGCGTTTTCCATCTAGTGCTGCTTTAACTTCACTTGCCATATCATACGCAGTATCAAAAGGTACATTTTGACAAACATGATTTAAATTTTTCTTAGGTTCTAAAAGTTCATATTCGTAT